AGATATCCAAGTTCGTTCAACCCCCACGCTTTCGTAGCGCGAGTGAAAGTCGGGCTTCCCGCACCTTGGTCCAAGATCAATGAGGACGTTAATTTAGCCAGCATGGTACGGCCGACAGACGGTGAGACGCCGGAGAAGCTGTCTTCCCCTATCTTTGCAAATATCACCGGCTTGGAACCAACGTACCGGGCAACGACTTCCTTACTTCCTACATAAACGGCCGGCATGTTATCAGTTCGCCACTACGAGGTATTCGGTGGTCGGATCCTTGACGGCAAGGGCGGCGTACTCTGCTTCCGTCAGGACAACGATCTTGGTAATCTGATTCAACGAGAAACTTGACTGAGATTCGGCAACTTCCGCCGCAGATCCACTCAGCAAATTGACAGCGTATTCGATGTCGGCATCGTAAGGGCCGAAAGAAGTCGCCGTTGAAACATTGCTCTTCGTCAAAGGGCCGCCGGCTTGTCTGGCTTCTACTGAGACCGTTGTGCCGGATTCCGGCGTAACCGTCAAAATAAAACCCTGAGTCAAAACGTCAGTGATCCTTGAACCGGCGGTTAATTTCATTTGGAAACCTTTATCGGAAGGCGCAACGTTGTCCCATCACAAAAATATTATGAGCAGGAAGGCGGTTCTTTTGCAAGAAAAAGGATCTACATTTTTCTTGTTTTAGAGTGGAATGCTTGTTTCAAGTTACTTAACGTATCGTAGTTAATTCGGACACATTGAACACGACCGAGTCGGACCCAAAAGACAACGTCAGTTGAAAAACCGAGTTAGCTTCTGGAATAACCTCCAAGGTATTTCCCATCTGGAGATAATTTGAAATCTTTGCTAAATCGAACAATCTCATGTAATTCCCTTTCGAAAGGGTTTAACCTTGGGTATTCAAGCGACTTTGTACTTAGCCCGCAACTCCGCGAGGCTCAACGGGTTGCCGTGCAGGTCAAGCAATTGCTGAAGCGTGATCCTTTTGTCTCGCCATAACTGAGCACGGCCCGGACCCAGTATTTCGTCTTGGAATGCCGGGCCTTTTCGTTTCAGAAAATCATCAAAGGTCGTGCCGGCACTGATTTGACCGTCCACACTTGCGCGAGTCGTGCTTTTCTTTTCCGGAACATCGATACCCAGTTCCTTAAATGATTTGGTTTTGGGCACCAGCAAAGAACGGCAATTCCAATGTCGCGGTGGGCCTCCATTGAACGGAAGTTTGGTTCCGTTGACGGGTTTGCCCTGCAAATCCCATTGCCCACCGCTGTAAGCAATACAGATATCCGTGGTATGCCCGTCAAGCGTAGAAATCTGTTCAACGCCCTTGACTACGTCCGCATTCTGAGCAAATGACTCAAGGCGGGCAACGTTGGCCACAGTTTGAACTGAGGTCTGCACCAATGCTGCTGCATTCCGGCGGGACACTTCGAGGATACCTTGTCCCGGTCCGCGTCCAAGAACATCGCCGATGATCTGCTGGTTGGTTCGCCCTTGAACAATGCCGCGCCGAACTGCGTTGGAGAATCGGAATTGAGTATCTGTAGATTGTCTCGACCACCATTCAGCACTTGGCGCGCCTTGAATCATGACATCGGTCATGGCCGTGGCGAAATGAACCGGAGGAGCGAGGGCCGTGGCGTAACCGACCCCCACAAGGGCATCCCGAACAGCCTGTGCCTCAACCTCGGGCAAGGCGTTCAACGCCTCGTCAGACTTCTGTTTGATCTGCCGATAGTAGTTGTCGATAATCGCCGACGTCTCAGCAAGAAGCCGTTGGGTAGCGGTTTTGTCGAAAGCGGTCAGATTGCCAAGGCTGAGTTTGGTCCGCAATTCGTTTTGCAGCTGTTGAAGCAAGTCGAGTGCGCCACGACGAAGCGAGGCATCGAGCCGGAACAGATCGAGGGTATGAGTCAGCAAGTCATCGGCGATCTGCCGCTCGATCGGCGAAAGAGCCATTATGCTTGGCCGGTCAAACCCATACCGCTTGCCAAAGTCGGAGCCGCGTTAGCAATCTCCACCTCTTGATCTTCAAACGTCTTGTTGTCCGAGACGATCTCGGCTTGTTTCAAGTTTTCGAACAACGTCTCCTTGCTGATCGCCCCATACTGCCAAGACTGCACCAATGCCATCAACTGCGCAGAATCCATCGTTGTTGGAAAGAAATCGCGGTTCAGCTCAAAGTTCACTTCGCCAGATCCACCCGCCCAGTCACTGAACACTTGCAAGGCCTTCTGCATGCTGATGCTGATAGATTGGGCCATACTTGCCAACAACGAAGCCTCGCCGGCCCGATGAAGCATGGCAGTATCGGTCGCCTCGGCCGCTTTCTTTTGACTCTCGAGCATCCGAGCGCCAAGAATTGCCATTTGCCGCTCTTTGCGTTCCAAATTGTCGGACAGGCATTTTAAACCGGCGCCGCTGAATTCCAGAAAACCTACTTTAGTATCCGGGCTTGGGAAAACCAACATGTTCTGCGAACCAAGGTAAATCTTCTCACCTTGTTCCATCGTATGCCCAGTGATCCACCCCGTCGGAAGGCCGGTGAAGTGGCAACCGTGCTCATAATCAGCGTTGGTCCGGTAATGCGACAGATTGAGATCCACCAAGTCAATCAGCGGAGGGTCGTCCGGACAGGCTTCGGCGTCATCAACCCCGAGAAAGTAGAATGGGATGAAATCGAGTGGTTGGTTGTTCATCTTCGGGAAAAGGTCTTCTCCCTCTTGGACGAACTGCTCACCATCTGCAGACGAAAGAACAAACAGTCGAACTCGATAAACCCCGCTGACCAAATCCAAAACGCGATAAATCGGCTCGATTTTTTCGGAAAATTCGTCGTCCGGATCAACTACCGTTCGATCTTCCTTCAAAACAACCCGCGTCAAGACTTCTTGAGAGGTGATCGTCTCTTTCTTCCAGTTGACGATTGACTCAGTTTCGTAAAGCGACAAAGTCGGACGCAAGTTACGCAGAATGGCATCTGCCTGAGTAACTCCCTCCTCCGCAACCACCGGGTAATCAACCAGAATGCCAGCACGGCCGACGGTCAAGCATTCCTCGACTGCTTCAAGTGCAAAGATCTGAAGCGGCTGAGCGTCTTCGCTGACTGAATCGAGCAAAGGCTCCACACTGGCGGGCACGGTAACGACCGGAGGTTTCCGGAACAACATGCCCTGCAAACCCGCAATGGTGCGCCATGTAGCGTTGAAAAAACCTGCCCTTGTCTTGTACGCCGAATAATCATCCCAGTCCTGATCCTTCAGTCTCGGAAGATACAACTCGCCGGCTTCGTGAATAGCGTCCTGACCTTCGGCCGCGTCACGACAACGCTTCCACTTGGAAGCAAATTTGTCGTACTCAGGATTGGTGGTTTCGACACCCATAGCTCACTAAGTCCCCGTCATTCCGATCCGTTGCATTACCTGAGGCATTATCGGAAATTCCTTGGCAACATAGTATCCAAGGCCATCCGAAATGTGACTCAGCTTCGGCGTTGCTTTCTTGTCGATTTCACCGCTGCCGCCTTTCAGCAGGATGACCCCGTCCAAGTCTTTGACCACATGTGGTGCCTTTTGCCCATCGACTATCATGCGGATATTTCCGGCCGCTGACATAAGTCGAGAATTCACGGCATTGACCCGAGCTCGCTCGGGCGGGTTAGCACTTGGGACATTGTAGGAAATTCGCTGTCCGAAATGCGGGTTCAACGTCGCCTTAATTAGATCCCAATCGCTGCCCTGAACTTTAGCCGAACCGCGAGAGCCTCCGGTAGCATCCCCATAACAGACAATCCGCCCATTGTGATCGCCCCAATCCTCGATCAGCTTTCGGCAAACTGCCGGGGTGTTTGAGTTCCGCTCAATATACACTTCGCCAATGACGCCTGTTCCGTACTCATCGGAAGGAAGCTGCTGCTCTTGAACAATAGCACAAACGCCAGGATCGACGTTGAAGTCGAAGCAAAAGGCGATCGGCCGGTTTGGGTCATACACAAGCGGAGAAGCGTGGAACCGTGAATCGAAGACGTAGTAAGCCCGACCCTCGAAGTTGATGAAACTACCCTCATACTCCTGCTGGAAGGTCAGCTCATCCAAATCTTCCTTGGCCATGGCAATTTCTTCGGCGTCAAGGATGTCGGAGGACGGCCAATGAAAGTAACCCCAACTCGACCGCACATACTGCGCCTTGAAGTCGGCCTCTGCCTTAAGCGCAACCTCGTAGTAATGATTGCGCCCTTCCGGCACTCCGATCAGATCGCACCAGCCCTTGCGATCTGACAGGGCCGGGCGAACGTTAGCTCCCCACGCCTCGGGCTTCATATTGCCGTACTCGTCGAGGATGCCGCCGTCCCATGGCGAGCCCTCGATGCGTTCCGGCTTGTCCATACCGAAGACGTGCAACTCGGCACCGTTGATCATCCTGATGACCAACTCAGATTCGCTCGGACGCCCGGCTTTCATCCAGTCGGGCACCAGCATTTTCAGATCGTTCCAGTAAATCCGCTTGGCCTGTCCATAAGTCGGCGCCGATGCGAAAAAACGACCTGGCAACCCAGTGTTCCCGCCTTTCATTGCAGCGCGAACTAACTTGCGCTTGGCAATCTCCGACTTGCCCGAGCGACGGCCGGCCGGGACAACATTGAACCGACAAGGAGAATGATAGAACCGCTGTTGCTCAAGATGCGGCCGAAGCACGGTCCAGCGAGCTGGCAAATCAAGAACAGGAGCGATGACCTTAGGCACCTTTTCGTTCCTGCAAGTGCTTTATCCAATCAGTATCACTCCAACCAATTGGGGTCGGTGGCCTGAATTGCTGAGGGACCGGAGGCGTTGTCGAAGGAGTCGTTTGATCAGTCATTGCAATTTCCGCCCTTGTTCGTAGGTTTCACGCTCATCCATTGCGTTGTGGATGACCAGCCCATCTTCAAGCCTAGGTCGACACCAGCAATCAACGCCTTCCAAGACATGTGGCCTCAAGTCGGCAATAGGATAGATGTGCGTCATTGTTCCGGAAACAAGACCAATGCTCCGGTCGCTTTGTCAATCTGACTGACGGTCTTCAGAACCTTGGCAGCAAACTCTTCAGCGGTCAGACCTTCTTTGTCTGGGTTCGGGACTTTGTCCAGCCCAAGAAAACGAGACCGTCGTTCCATGATTTTCAACGCCCGATCAATGGCGGCGAGCTTTGGAGCGTGGTCCTCGATCCGCTTGGTCAAGGGTTGTCCGGTATTGATATCCACGATTGGTTGGCCGTGCTCATCTTCAACAACGTCCCGAACAACACTGCCTTGGCTGACGACAACGTGGAAAGATTGCAGAACTTTGATGACCTCGGTTTGCAAATAGTCCAAACGAGCAAGCTCAAGCTGGATGACTTCTTCTGCCGGCTCTTGAATGATCTCCCGCAAGGCTTTCAGAAGCAGCTTCCTGGCGTATGCCCGAGTAATCCCGAACATATCACCAAGTTGCTGATAGTTCAGATCGGCATTATCTCGCCTTGCACGCAGAAGAGCTGCCTGGAGATGCTTGGTCCGTTCCGTAGGTGTAGCGGTGCCCCTTTTCGGACGGATTGGGTTTGGCGTGGTTGCATTCGGAATATCCATTATTCAAGGATAAACCGGCTACTTTTGCTTGGCAACAGCGGCCGAGATCCTGGCTGAATAAGCTTCGCCGGTGCCTTGATGCTTACAATCCGAGCAACGCGGATCAATCAACGACTTGTCATACCTACACTCGCGAGACATAGTGTGTTTGATCGGCTTGCTGCCCATCTCAAAAGATCCGTCCGGATTGTAAATTCTAACAGGAGCCCAATAAAACTCCGCCGAGCGATCTCCGTTTGAGCAACCATAAGGCGTACTTGCCGTTCGAATTGTCAGCGGATGCGAATCAGAGTCGGCGACGGGCATCCCTGTTTCCTGCGCTGATGCAAAATGCGACAAAGATCCCAAGCGCCACCCAAGCTAAAAGGCCCAGCAAGGCCAGAAGAAACGGTCCCATGATGTTTCCTTCGGTGAGCACGAAGCAATGATGCCCTGCCCGAGCAACTGTTGGACAGGGCATCGTGGATCCTAGGCAAGCCGCCCGGCTGCTGCTTTCGCCGAAGGAAGCGGACGCTGCGAGATATCGACCTTCCGACCATCCGACAGACCTTGGAAGAAAGACTCACCGTGGCTGACTTTGGTCTTAGGAGTACGGGTCTTGAACTCACCATACTTGGCAGCGATCGCGTCCTGTTTGACAACCATCAATGAAGTTCCAGCATTGGTCTGAACTTCGCTCTTTTTCGCGGCAACCAAGGCTCTGATGGCTTGCGTTATCCCAATGCTGACCCCTTGCCGGTAGCTGTTGAGAATTCTGCGCCCGCCGATCATGTACTCGTCCGTTTTCTTGTACTCGTCACACAGGCGGTTCGTTGTCGCAACAAGATAACCGAGCATCCAACTCGCCAATTGAACGTCGGCGGTATATCCAAAGAACCGGACACACGCCTCGAACTCTTCGGTCCAGCTTGCTCTGCAACCACACTCAGTAAGTTCGGCGACCGCAACAGCGATCATGCCGACCCAGGTCGAAACCACCTTGGTCTTGGTGCCATTCGTCTTGGCGGTGCAGACGATGTCTTCGGTGCTCAGGTCGTCACCTTTCTTCAACGCGGCCATGATGACGTCGGCGTAGTCAAGCTGGTA